GCATTGTTGCCAGCGTTGCAAAAGTTGTTAGAAATTTTAGAGCCAATGGCGGCATGGGCACAAGAAAACACAAAAGCATTTTTAATCATTTCAGGTGTTGTTGGCGGTTTTGCAGCCGCGATCGTGATCGCCAACATCGCTATTAAAGCATGGACTATCGCCACACAGATCGCCACAGGCGCGCAGGCAGCGTTTAACTTTGTTATGTCAGCGAATCCGATAGCGCTAGTCATTATTGGCATTGTTGCGTTTGTTGCCGCGCTAGTTGTTCTATACAAACGATTTGAGATCGTGCGAACCGTAGTCGACTCTGTGTTCAGTTTTATCAAAAACGGTGTCACCGCCAGTTTAGATTTTTTAAAAGATTACATAACAGGCGTGCTAAACATTTACCGTTCAATCTTTAACGCCATCGCAAAACTATGGAACAGCACCATCGGCAAACTGGCGTTCAAATTCCCTGATTGGGTGCCAGGTTTTGGTGGCAAAGGTTTTAGCGTGCCGAACATACCGATGTTGGCTGAAGGCGGAATAGTTACATCGCCAACATTGGCGTTGATTGGCGAAAAAGGCCCTGAAGCAGTTGTGCCGTTGGGGCGCGGTGGCGGTGTTGGTGGTGTCACCGTTAATGTGACTGGCGGTTTGTCGACTAGCGCCGAGATCGGGCAGGCAGTTGTTAACGCTATTCGGGCATACAACAGGTCAGCAGGGCCAGCACAAATTCAGGTCGCATAATGGCAGGCACAGCAATTGTTGGCGCTGGTAACTACACGCTAGAAATTGACACAGGATTTATTCAAGACGCGTTCATTCTTGATGACGCTGTTGCTGGCGTACTAAACAGCACAACCTATGTTTTGAATGGCACAACAAATTTTGCTGATGTAACTACAGGCATCAATTTGATCAGCGTGAAACGCGGCAGACGCGATCAAGGCGACCAGTTCAGCGCTGGCACAATGTCGTTCAACATGCTTGACACAGACGGACTGTTTAATCCGTTTGACACTTTGTCACCGTATTATGACGCTGCAACAGCGCAACCTGGTTTAGCGCCAATGCGCAAAGTACGCCTAGCACGCTACTCAAATATCAATGTCAAAGAATATTTGTTTAACGGTTACATCGTGAACTATGACTACAATTTCGCGTTGGGTGGTCTTGACACGGTAACGGTTTATTGTGCCGACGATTTCTATTTGCTGGCACAAACCTATATGGCAGAATTTAATGTCAGCGAACAACTGACCAGCGCTCGACTGACAGCGGTTCTAAATTTGCCCGAAGTTGACTTCCCGATCGGGCAACGCAACATCAGCACAGGCACACAAACACTCGGCGGCGCGGCAGCGTTCACAGTTGACGAAGGCACAAACACGCTCGAATACTGCAACCAAATCAACACCGCTGAGCAGGGTCGACTGTTCATGGCGCGTGACGGCGATCTGACATTCCAGCCGCGTATCGGCAACACACTTAGCGCATCAGTTGCAGACTTTCATGATGACGGCACAAACATACCTTACGATCAAGTGGGCATCACATTCGAGGCGGACGCCGTAGTCAATCGTGCAGCGGTTGCAATCAAAGGTGGCACACAAGAAGTCGCAGACGACGCAGCCAGCCAAGCAAAATATTTTATACAAACGACCAGCATCACCGACTCGCTACTGCATAACGACACAGCGGCGCTGGCGCTTGCAAACTATCTACTTGAACCTGAACCTGAGGCACGCTACACGGCGGTAGGCACAAACCTAAACAAACTAAGCACAGCGCAACGCGACGCAGTAGCGGTCATTGATATTGGTGACACAATTACCATTGAGAAAACATTTGCCAGCGGTGCAGGCACGACCGAACTGGCACAGGAACTATCAGTCGAAGGTGTCGAGCATACGATTACGGTCAGCGGCGGCCACAGCGTCATGTATTTCACCGCACCAACCACAATCGTCTACGAATTAATACTTGATGACGCTATTTACGGCATCATCAATTCAACTAATGTTCTAGGATAAAGTGAGGCATTATGGCAACTAGACAAGATTTCACCGCAGGGCAGGTTTTAACGGCCGCAGAACTTGACGCGGTCGCTACGGCGATGATTGCGATTAACGCACAAACTGGCACGACATATACGACGGTGTTGGCTGATGACGGCAAACTTATTACCGCTGACAACGCGTCACCGATTGCGTTGACTATTCCGCCAAATTCGAGTGTTGCTTATGGTATTGGTACACAAATAAACATTATGCAACTTGGCGCTGGCACAGTAACGATTACGGCTGGTGCAGGCGTAACGCTTCGAAGCGCTGGCAGTAAATTAAAAACTGATGCACAGTACGCGGTTGCAACTTGTGCCAAGATCGCTTCTGATACTTGGGTGGTTGTCGGCAATTTGAAGGCGTAGTTGTGCAAATTCTTGCAGGGCCACACGCAGGCGCAATCATTGCTAACTATCTTGTTGTCGCTGGTGGCGGCGGTGGTGGTCTTGTTGGTGGCGGTGGCGGTGCAGGTGGTTATCGCACAGCATCAAACATTACTTTGACTGGTGGTGCAACCTACACAATTACTGTCGGCGGTGGCGGTGCAGCAGCAGCCAGTCGAAGCGTTGCAGGGTCAAGTGGTTCTAATTCTGAAATAAGCGGCACAGGTATTACTACTTTGACTAGCGCTGGTGGTGGCGGCGGTGGCAGTAATTTGTCAGGTTCGCCTGCGCCTAGTGGCGGTTCAGGTGGTGGCGGTCATGGTTCATCAGCACCAAACGCTGGCGGTTCAGGTAACACGCCAAGCACATCACCAAGTCAAGGCAATAACGGTGGCACAGGTGACGACACAGGCACATCAGGCGGTGGTGGCGGTGGTGCTGGTGCGGTAGGTGCGAACGCAGATGATACTGGCAACGGCAACGGCGGCGTCGGTTCACAATATCTGTCGGTTTACTATGCAGGTGGCGGTGGCGGTGGCAGCGACATTACGGCTGGCGCAGGCGGTAATGGTGGTGGCGGTGCAGGCTCAACTGGTGTTGACAATGCCACAGCAGGCACGACAAACACGGGTGGTGGCGGTGGCGGTGCAAGAAACACATCAAATGTAGGCAACGCAGGTGCGGGCGGTAGCGGTGTGATCATCATTGACGCAGGCATTGTCGCAACATCGACTACTGGTTCACCAACATTGTCAGGCACAAAATACACATTTACTGCTAGCGGAAGCATCACCTACTAATGGCACACTTCGCAGAAATACTTGATGGCGTTGTGCAGCGCGTAATTGTTGTGCATGACAACGATGAAGCAAACGGCGCACAATTCTGCCACGATTTATTTGGCGGCGAATGGTTGCAATGCTCTTATAACAATCGCATACGCAAACAATTCCCGTCGGCAGGTTTTACCTTTGATCATGTGCGCGACGAATTTGTTGCACCGCAACCATTCGAGTCGTGGACTCTTGACGAAAATAATGATTGGCAACCGCCAACGCCAAAACCTGACGGTGACTATAATTGGAACGAAGCAACACAGACATGGCTACCATTCGAGCGGTCATAGCACTAATGTTGTTAATGTCATGCGAAACAACACGCGACAACACACAACAAGAAAAAGCGCGCACACGCACAGCGATCTGCAATGTGCCTGACCGATGTGGCGTAACACCGTGACTCGATACAGATACACACCAAACGAATTACATGCACGCATGGTTGTAACTGTCGGCGTGCTATTAGCAATCGTGTTTAGCATGATCGTGCTTGGCATGATTTGGGGCCTGCTATTCGTATCGCAACCACTTGAACAGTCACCTAACGACGCAGCGTTCATTGATTTGATGTCAACAATTGTCGTGTTTTTGACTGGTACTTTGTCGGGTCTTGTCGCATCAAACGGCATAAAAAACAAACCAACTAATGACTAAACCGTATATTGTCACAGCGCAACCTGTTGTGAAATCGGCGTTGGCTGGCATGAACAAATGGGTCGAATTGTGTTGCAAACATTCAGACGGATCATTGTGGAACAACGGCACATTTATCAATCGTGATGTACGCGGCAAGCCAGGTGTTATAAGTAATCATGCGCGCGGTCTTGCGACTGATTTGTCTTATCGTTGGCAAGCACAACAAAAACGCGGTAGGCAAGACGGTCGCAAAATATCGTTGGCATACATGAACAAATTGCTAGAAAATGCTGACACGCTAGGCATTCAATTAGTGATTGACTACGCGTTGACACGCAGTTGGAAATGTGACAGGGGCACATGGCAGGCTGGCAAATTTGAAAATGGCGACTGGTGGCATGTCGAAATAGAACCACGCTTAGCGCACGATCCTGAGGCTGTAAAACAGGCATTTAGCGCAGTTTTTGGCCCATCACCAAAAGGCGCACCGCAATCTGTCTAGGCTGGTTGACCTACCGAGAAAGTAGGTCTAATGACACTCATCACCAAACTTGCCATTTCGCTATTTGTTAGCGTCACATCAATATTTGTTTTGGCAAAACCGCCAGCACCAACACAACAAGAAATGCAGGCCGCGCCAATCACCGTTTGGCAGGGTCTAGAACTGTCTGCGCCACTATCTACCACAACCGTCCAAACAACGCCTACAACGCAACCTGATGCGTGTGGCGCGGTGTTTAACATGGCTAAACATGTCGGATTCCCTGAACATGAACTAACCACAGTTGTCGCGGTTGCTTACCGTGAATCACGATGCCAACCTGATGCGTTTAACGCCAGCGATCCGAATGGTGGTTCAAACGGTGTAATGCAAATTAATCAGTTTTGGTGCAAACCGTCGCGCTATTGGCCAAACGGATATTTGCAGGCTTACGGTTTAATCAAAACTTGTGATGATCTATTTGATTTAGAACACAACATGCGATCAGCGTTAGCAATTTATCGATACAGCGAAGGCTGGCGCGCATGGTCACTATGAAACACTTGTTTTTAGCAACAGTCCTAACTGCGTACACCTACCTGATAATGTCAGTCACCAACAAACGAAAGGCAAAAGATGACCGAGAACATCGACCCGAGAACTGATCCACAGTTCAAAGCATTAATGCAAGTGATGAATGACATCACAGGCAACAAAGTGTTGTTTTATGAACCGCACGAACTTGCGGCGCGAAGCACATTAAGAGCGTTGCAACACATCATTGACGATTCAAACGCATTGGACGATTCAGATTTGATCGACACATGCAACCAGGCGCGCATCGAGATCAGATATTTGTGCAGCATCGTCACCGATTTGCATGAACGCATCAAACAACGCGACATTGAAATCGGTATGCAACAATTACGGTTGAACGAAAATTCGGCAGAAATACAGCGTTTAGAAAATCAGGTATTTCGTGCCAATTAGCAAATATCTGATTGAACTAACAGATGCCGAAATGATTGCATGTCGGGCGTGTGCTAAAGCGCGAGACGAAAGCGCCATCAAATACCAGCAACGCACCGATCTAACGGCATCGCCTGAAACACCATTCAAAACATTGGTTGGTGTCATGTCAGAATTAGCGGTGCATAAACATTTTGATGTGCCGTACACATACCCATTCGAGTACCAAAAAGATCGACCTGATTTATCTAATGGCATTGAAGTAAAGGGCACGCTGTACCGCGCAGGGCATTTAATATTGAACGCACATAACAATCAGACAGCGCCATTTGTGTCAACTGTTTGCGACATTGGCGAACAAACGGTGTTGTTGAATGGTTGGCGTGATGCTGTTGATTGTCGTTTAGATAAATATTGGCGCGCACCTAACGATGGCAAAATGCCTGCATGTAAACGCGAATCTTGGTGGATTCCACAATCCGATTTGCATGACATGAAATCGTTGAAGGAACGGCTGGTGTTGGCATGACACAAAACTTCATGGATAACTATGTCGATGTTGCAACACGGCTAAAAATTGCGTTTGAACGCTGGCCTGAAATGCGGATACAAGAAACAGCGCGCGAAGTAGTCGAAATGCCTGACAAATCCTGTTTCATTCGATGCACAGTCACCATTTGGCGAAATCCTGACGACCTGATACCTGTGATCGCGTCAGCGTGCGAAATATACCCAGGCCGCACACCATATACAAAGTTCAGCGAATCAGAAGTCGGCTACACATCAGCCGTTGGTCGTGCGTTGGCATATGCGGGCATTGGGGCGAATAAGGCGTTGGCGTCGCGTGATGAAGTGATGGCGGCACAATCACGGCAACCTATAGCGCCAGTTGTGCAGTTGCGTGATGTCGAAGTGCCGTTCCCTGAGGAAAAACCGCGCGAATACCCAACACCTAAGCAGATGGGCATGATGCGTGCTTTGGCTAATGGGCAAGGTCTTAAAGGTGACGATTTGAAAACATTTTGTTCTGCTACTTTAAATCGAGAAATACATACAACAGGCGATTTGACTAAACAGGACATTTCTAAAGTAATTGATGCGTTGAAATTAACTGAACCAAAAAACTAAATAACGGGCACTATAGACCTAAGCGTTTTGCAGCGCAGTTGGTGACACTCGGAAACGAGGGTAGACGATCTATGTGGTAACACATGATCGGGCAAATGCGATACAAGATATGGGTGTGCTACGAGGCTAAAGCATGGGGGGCATTTCGCATTAGGCTTACATCACAACACACACAAATTGACATACCAAAAACAAACCACAAACACAAAGATGACAACATGGTCAGCGTTAACAAACCGAGAGCAAACCGCGCAAGCGGTGCGCTAGCACAAGCCAAAGGCGCGTAGAAAAATGGGGCAGGCACATCGAGACGGGCGCTACCTAAAAAACAGGCAGGTCATACTTCAAGGCAAACCACAATGCCATTGGTGCGGCACACAACCAGCCACACAAGCAGATCACCTAATCGAAGTAGACAGAGGCGGCGGACACGAACTAGAAAACCTTGTTCCATCATGCGCCAAATGCAACAACACACGCGCACACCTATATTCAAGTGCTAAGGCTGTAACAAAAAACAATGCACGCGCCGAAGCATTACGAGACAACGGAATTGAAATACAAAAATCAAAACCGTTTTTTTATACACGAACCGAATTGTC